AGCCAAGGTGATCGGAGCGCGGTTCCAAGGCATACCATCCATGCGTTGGGTAAAGCGCCAGACACCCTGATCGCTGCGGAAGGCGGCGTGTTCGCTGAAGTCGATCGACAGGCCAGGTTTCTTGAACAGCAAGTAGGCAGTCAAGTCAGCCAACAGAACGTTGCCGCTGTTGTTAGCTTGAGGCATGTGCTCTGAAGTCAAAATGGGGTAACCATTGAGGTTCTGAGCAACACCAGCGCCCATGTTCGCAGTCCAGGCATTCGCGCCAGCAGTACCGATTTCCATCGTCAAAATGTCAGGCCAGACGCTCGGATGGATAATCCACACCGGAGTACCACCAGCAGCCTTGAAGCGAGCATACATCGTGGAGACGTCTGCCCACTTGAAAGCGTTGTCGGTAGCAGGCGTGATACCAATGCCAGCGCTCGAAGTCAGAATGCCCAGAGGTTCACCAGCACCACTACCGCGCAAAACATTACGTTCAGTTTTGGCGCCGATAGCGATAGCAAACAAACTCTTCAGCAAGGCTTCAATGGCCAACGGGCTGTCTTCAACCAATTCATTATCAACGTCGGTTGTGCCGCCAACTTTGTGAAGGCGCCATTCCAACATCTCGAACGAAGGTTCAGTTTCATCCAACGTCGCACCAGGCGCTTTGGTGGTGGCTTTCACACCAGCAGCAAAAGCAGTCTGACCACTACCAGCGGTCGGGGTAATGAATTGATCCAACACCGGCCAGCGTCCACTGTTCCCATTGACAGGAATGTTGGTGACGCGGTTAACGATCTGCGAGTTCATCGCGGCCATCTGCAGCAAGCTCGCCTCGTACTCCTGAGGAACGAGATAGCCGCCACCAGTCCCAGTACCGATACTCAAATCTTTTTCACCGCTGTAGTCCTTGGTGGAACCATACAGGGCGCCCAGACGAGAGACATCACGCCGTTTAACAGCGACCAAAAAGTCGGCAAAAGACTTGACGTTGGCGTCAGCTTTGCCACCATCTTGGCTGATGTACCCAGCACCCATGACGCGAGGGCTTTTCTCAAGCTGAGTCAAAAGGTTGCTCAGTTGGCCACTCATGCTCTTGGTGCTGTCGGCGACTTCAGTCTTCAATGCACTCCACTCATTCAGAATGCGGTTCATCACATCCTGCGGATTCACATCGCTCATGATAAAATTAACTCCTTTTGTCTCTAGCGCCGTTGAGGCGCCATCAATAACGTTAGGTTGTTTATCTTCAGTAGCCGCCGCATCGACGTTTGAAGGCATTCCGCCTTCGCCTGTGTCTTCTGTCGTTTGGCCATCTTCGGAATTAAGTCCAAGGCCTTCCATCTCATCTTCAGTAAGCCCAAGTTCTTTTGCAAAAGAGACACCAATAGTGCGTGGTTCTGCAGGTGTGGGCGTTAATGAAACTTCAACGATAGGCCATCTCGTAATCGTTTTACCGCTACGATCCATCAGTTGCGACGCTGTGCCTGTAGAGATGCCAATCAAACCACGCTCAATAAGCTTTTTGACGCCACTCAAGTAGCGTTGTGACTTATTAAGCTGCATCTCAAACCAAACGCCAGCATCGTCTATGCCATGATTCGTTACAATGCCCAACTCTTCTTTCAAACTTGCGTCTTTGCGGTGCGAATAGAAGACTTTCTTCTGAGGCACATAAGACATATCGAAATCAGTGTTGGGTAAGAAAGATTCACCTTCGAGATCGTGACCTCCGAACACAACGCCGTAGCCTTTAACTACGACAGTGCCATCATCTCTGATCTCTTTAATTGAAGCCAGTGTATCCATTGCTCTCCTCCATACTTTCATTATATTAAGAAACACGGGTGCTTACGCAGTGTGTGCGGCTCAACTCGTAGAGTACCGTGAAAGGAAATTTGCGATATGAGTATTGAATAGATGCTCAATATCCGTTACGCTTGCACGCATAATGTCTTCGTCTGTTTGCCACCATCCTTTGTGCATCCACGCTTGAAACTTCGAAGATTGAACCCAAGGGGCGTAGTTTAAGTTTGTTCCAACTTTGCCTTCGAGATTATCAAGCGTAAGTTTTACTTCAGTTGTCCATTCACGTCCAAGTGTGCCGTCGCGACGTGACGTCGGTTTTGCTGCTGGATATTTTGAGATTCTTTCTTGCAAAAGAAGCACAGTTTGGCGCATAGGAGGCGTCAAGTACTCTAAGCCTTTAAGCATTCCCAGAATCTCATACAACTCCTCGAGTCCTTCGATCGACATATTGAAATCCACGAATCACCTCAGTTGTAAACTACGCGTTCGTACTTAATCTCAGTTGGATTCTCTTTTGCGAGTTTCGTCCAAACGAGATGTTCACGTTCTGCCATCCATTTCGTTTTTGTCATGCCATCTTTAAGCTCATCAGCAATATCGAGACGAACTTCAGTAGCACGTGCCATAAGTTCAGTTTCAAAACGACGATTGCCTCTCGCAGTCTCAGCGAAGTCCATGATGTAAGTATGTTCAGTTGACACGGCTCTAATTTGTGCAAGACCTGCCTTAATACCATTCGACACGTCATTCGTAGAGAACGAAGGCGGGTAGTCCCACTTGTCTGATGCAGGATGGTTGTGAGTTAAGATGGCGTCCTTGTATTCATCGCCTGTCAATTCCACGTTTTCCGCGTTGCCTTTTGTTTAGAACAACTTCTTTCCACTTTGGTCAAAAACGTAAAGGTGCTCTACACTTTCACCACGAATATCATTCTCTACCATCTCAACGACACTCTTAACTTCAGGTTTGTTAGCATCTTCGAACTTGCCAGCGTTGCCTGGAACAGAGATGTAAGGCGCAATCCAACAGCGACATCGTGGATGTGCAGGCGGGAAGCCTCCCTTAACACCATCAAAACCGCTACGAAGAGGAGCTTTCTTGTCGGCTAAAGGTCCACACACTGGGCATACTCTTTCATCAGTCGACGTACGCCAAATAATCTCCTCTACTACACCAGACGCAGCGTAAGCAATGCGATTACCCTCTGCATACGCACGAGTAACCTCAGTGGATGCAATAAGCTCAGCGCGATCTCTGCCAAAAATAGGCACAAGCTCTCTTTTGAGACTACGTAACGGAAGGCCATTGTCAATCCATTGGCGGATCGACTGGCGAAGATGAGCTTGAGTCGTTTCGTCAATGCCTCTTACAAGTTCATAAGAATAAGTGTCTGCCCATTTGCGTGCATCCTGATTGACTAAGGTGTAATCGAAGCCGAATCCAATGCCCTTAAACTGCTTATCTGCAGTCTTAACGCCAAGGTCGGCACCTTCGATAAGTGCCTGCCGAAGTGCATCACGAGCACTACTCGTTGCATATCCAATGCGCGCAGGGGCACCAGTTAAGCGACCCAAATCAACAGAAGAAGCATCAGCGTCGAGCTTATCCTCGTTGCCAGACATCACATCAGCAGCTTGAGAACGAAGCTCAGCAGCGATAATGTTTGCGACCTTCTCTTCAACAGGAAGACGAACCTTGACCTCTTCTTCATCGTCATCTGGATTGGCCTGCAGGATGAGTCCCTTGATGTCGATTTCCTCCGATGGTAGGTTGTTCCACAAGTCATTCAAAACTTCAGCAGCGACCTCCACCTTCAATTCAGGAGTGAGCTCATCTGATTCGAACTCTTCCAAAACAGCCTTAGTTCCTTTAGAGAGACGTTTCTTCACCCAGTAGCGAAAATTCTTCTCATCTTTTGTTGAAGACGCCTTTTGAGGAGGCTTACTGCCACCGCTAGGATTCTTTGGATCGTTAGGGTCGTTAGGATTATTAGGGTCACCTTGGCCATTCTGGTTGTTAGCCATGGCATCGAGCTGAGCTTGCTGTTGAACTTTTTTCTCTTCTTCGAGCTTCTCCAGTTTTGCTTTCACTTCATCGCTAATTGGCACACCTGCAATTGTGAGTGACTCCAAAAGAGGCATCTGTGCGTCAGTGAGAATCTTTACTACGGTAGCACGGTTGACGCTTGACTCTTGAAAGCAATCAAGTTGTTCTGGATGGAACGTCAAAAGGAAGCCACGAGGCTTGAAGAACTTCTCATTCAACTCTTCTTCAATAAGCCGTGCATCAGGCGTAATAGTGTATGTGTAGAAGTTACGTTCATCCGTGGATGCAGTAGCAAAATTAGCAGCGTTAGCAAAAAGTAACGATGCAGGTACGCCAATGTCTGTCGCAACGTCTGATGCTTTGTCCTTTGTAATCTGAGTGTTGGCGATCTCAGCCAAACCTTCGCCGACAACAATAGGATTCACGGCACTCGACGCAACTTCAGTACGCCATGCATTTTGAATGCCAGTTGTAATGCGTTCCCACCACTCTTTCAGCTTCTGTCGCTCTTTAACTGGTGTTGACCCTTCAACTTGAAGAATCGTTGCCTTGATAGCGCCACGGTCGAAGAACTGCTTTGCAAAGCGATCGAGGCTTGCGATGACGTTAGCAGACTGTAGGGCGGCCTGTACAGGTGAAGGAGCGAGGTCAGTCTCGCCCATCGGGTTAGGGTACCAACAATAAGCCACCGCCTCGTAAGGAAGGATACGCTCATCACCAGGGCCAAGCACACGCGTAAAGTCTCGAATGCCAATCTCTTTATCCCAATTGGGATGCGTTGCAAGCGGACTCAACCACCGCAGTCGAGTAGGTGGATCGAGTGGAGTGCGCTTAAAGGCAACAGGCTCTTCGTACAAAAAACTTCGACTAAGAATGACCATCGATGATTCAAGCAAAAAGAGGTTGCGTGTAAAGTTGCCAAGCCACTTCCATTCTTCGTCAATCCGTCTGTCTTTTGACGTGATGATTTCATTGCCAGTCATGTCGTCGATCGACCATGGCAGACTTGACAGAGCTGCAGCACGGATGGTTACGCAACGGTTGACAATACCAACCAAGCCGTAAAGCTCACCCATCTTTTTGTCTCTAACGGTCACCGTTCCTGTGCTCAGTTCAGTCCACGCTTCATGAGGCAGGCTGCTTAGTGGCACAGATTTCATACCATCAGTCATAAAATACTTCGTCGTCATTAAACAACTCCAATCCAGGCATAAAGCCCGCAGATCTGAACCAAAAGTGAAGCGAGGGTCATAACTCGCCAAAAGATTATGTTACAAGCCATGCGTTTGCTCCAGTTAGAATGCGATGCGCCCACACGGCTGCATCAGTTAAGTCATAAGGTTTCGACATTGGAAAACGACGAAGGGCCGTCTCAAGAGTCGAATGCGTACCAATGAGATGCATGATGTTGCCTCTCTCGTAGTCGGCTAACATAACAGATGCGCGCTCAACTTTACCACCAACTGCAGAGCTCGCTTTCACCTCATCAAAGCCTGGCAATTCGTGATATGCTACACCCATACGAGACGCAACGTTGTTGTAAATGTACCTCCAAGCATCACCGCCCTGGTTGGTCTCTACATACACGGTGTCAGCACCCCATTGAAGTGATGCGTTGATTGCCTTTTTGAGAGAATCCTCAGGTGAAGTTATGCCCTCCCACGAATAGAGATGATAAATAACTCCACTCTCATCGATGCCACTTACTTGAATGCCATGTGAATCGCTTTTGTCTGTGCTCGTAACTGCGGGATCGACGACACAGATGACTCTATAAAACTCAGGAAGCTCATCGGCTCCAGTGTGCTGCCAAACAACGTGGCCAAAAAGCGAATCGTCGTCGTTAATTTCGTGTTGGCTTTCGCTCAAAAAGGCTGTGAGGCCCCAACTATCGATCTGTGACTGGCATACGGCGAGCGATTGGCCCTCCCACGTTGCTTCTCCTCCTGTGATGATGTATCTGTGACCATTAAACTCTACAGTCAAATCTTTTACGGCTTTGTGAGGACCGTCAAGGATTCGATCGTTGAGGTAATCAGCAGTGCCATTCACCATACGTCCAAAAAAGCCATCCTTCAGAATCATATTTTGAATGGCAAGAATAGAGAGGTCTACTGAGCCTGCAGGAAGAATCGAGCTCGTAATGATTTTGATCTTTTTGTTAGTGATGTCTGTTGAGTCACCAATTTCGTCAAGATCGTCTAGGATAATGAAGTCAGGGCGTTGCTCCTCCACCTTTGATCCACGAGCAGCGACGTCAAGACCACGAGCGTCAATCGTGAATCCATTAGCACAGCGTAAACGGTTACGTCGCCACCCTCTGATGTTACCAAACTTACCTACATGCCGCTCAGCCATCTTCGGATAGAAGCGTGCG